AGCATTCCCTCTCACGTTGCATGGATCGTGGCTGGGTGGCTCACGATAGCATCCTGATATTGCTGGAGGAAGCACGGCGACCAGCCTGGTGCTTTGAGGTCCCTGCGGGGCAGCTCGGGATGAGGGCGGCGGCTGGTTTGCAGGAAGGGTTGGCAGCATAGGCCGAAATCAGGGCACGGGTGTTCGTGGCGGCAACCATCGGGGGCGTAGAGATGGGTGGAGCCCTCCCGGGTGGAGGGAAGAGCGTTGGGCAGGGCAGGGGCGGATACGCACTCTCCCTTGCTGCCTTCCGGCCTTGCCGCGCTCTTCCCTCGTTCGGGCCGCCTTTTCCGCCAGCAAGATGGATGATGTCCCATGTGTCTGTTTTCCAAACCTTCTCAGCCGGACCCGCCGCAGCTTCCGCCCGAGCCGGCGCAATTGAAGCAGCCGGACGGGGCTGCGGTGCGCACGGCCGTTGGGCGGCGGACGGAGGATCGGGTGCGGTCGCGGCCCGATACGATCCTGACTTCGCCCTCGGGGGTGACGACGATGGCGCCGACTGAGAAGAAGACGCTGCTTGGGCAGTAGGGCCGTGGGTGTGGGTCTTGGCGCTGGTGCGGGCAAGGCCGCCTGCGTGGGGCTGGGGGCGGAAGCGTTCCTTGTTTGGCGTCATCCTCGGCCTTGTGCCGAGGATCTGCTGCGCCTGATTTGTTCGGTTTGCGTCGATGGCTGCCCCTCACCCTAACGTTACCGGGGCCGAGCCACTCGTCTCGGCCCGTCCTTCGGACCCCCGTAAAAACGGGGAGAGGGGACGTACCAAACGCAGCGTCGAGGTTGGACGAAGCCGGTGCGGCATGTCCCTTCGCCCCGCGTGCGGGGAGAAGGTGGCGGCAGCCGGATGAGGGGCTGGCTTGCCTATGTTGTGAGCGGTGAGCACAGGCTTTGGCGGCGTGGATATTGCCGGCACGGGGCTTTGCCCGTGCGGATTTTACCAATGCGGGTTTCACCCGCGTGGATTCACCAATGCGGGCCAAGTCCGCATGCATGGGGAGAAGCATGAGCGATAACGCGCCTGATCATGAGAGCCAGATCACCTATCACCGCCGCCGGATGGAGGAGCTGAAGCGGATTCGGCGGCCGTGGGAGAGTGTGTGGCGGCAGCTGGCGGATTATATCGAGCCGACGCGGCTGAGGCTTACCGATAAGGATGAGGGTGCGGTCAGCCGGGCCAAGATCATCGACAGCACCGGGACATTTGCGCATCGGACGCTGAAATCGGGGATGCATTCCGGCATTACCTCGCCGGCGCGGCCGTGGTTTCGGTTGACGACCTATGATCCTGATCTGAAGGATTTTGCGCCTGTTAAGGAGTATCTCGCGGCTGTGGAGCAGCGGCTGCGGGAGGTGTTTCAATCCTCCAATATCTACAATGCTTTTCACACCGGCTATGGCGATCTCGGGCAGTTCGGGCAGTCGGTCGGCATTCTTTCCGAGGATGCGGACAAGGTGGTGCGGATGCAGCAGTTGCTGCATGGCAGCTTCTGGATCGCGCGCGACGAGAACGGCCGGGTGACGACGCTTTACCGACGGTTCCGCTGGTCGGTGCAGCACATCGTTTCGCGGTTCGGCTATGACAATGTCAGCCAGACGGTGAAGAATTTCTACGATAACGGCCGCTATGACGAGATCGTCACGGTGTGCCACGCGATCGAGCCCAGGCTTTCGCGCGATCCCGAGAAGATCGACAAGCGCAACAAGCCGTTCCTCTCCAACTACTGGGAGGAGCAGGCGGGCGAAAGCCGGCTGCTGGAGGAAAGCGGCTTCGACGAGAACCCGCTGATCGGCCCGGCCTGGGAGATATCAGGCGACGACAATTATGCGACCTCGCCAGGCCAGATTGCGCTCGGTGATGTCTCGATGCTGCAGCTGGAACAGCAGCGCAAGCTGGAGGCGATCGACAAGCTGGTGCGGCCGCCGATGACCGGGCCGACCTCGATGCGCAACAACCCGGCTTCGCTCTTGCCCGGCAAGATCACCTATGTCGACGATCCCAATGGGCGGGGTTTTCGGCCGGCGATGGAAATCCAGCTTCGGCTTTCCGAGCTTGCGGCCGATATTCGCGAGACGCAGGAGCGCATCCGCCAGGCCTTCTATGCCGATCTCTTTCTCATGCTGTCGCAGATGGAGGGCATCCAGCCGCGCAACCAGTTTGAGATTGCCGAGCGCAAGGAAGAGAAGCTTCTGGCGCTGGGGCCGGTGCTCGAGAATATCTACGGCGCCCAGCTAGAGCCAACGATCGACCGGACCTACCAGATCCTCAACCGGCGGCGCGAACTGCCGCCGCCGCCGAAGGAGCTCGAGAACCAGGAGCTGAAGATCGAATATATCTCGATCCTCGCCCAGGCGCAGAAGGCGGTGGCGACGGGCAGCATCGAGCGCGGCTTTGCCTTTCTCGGCCAGGTTTCCGCCGTCAAGCCCGAGGTGCTCGACAAGGTCGATGCCGACGAGGCGGTCGATCTCTATTTCGACTATCTCGGCGTGCCGCCTTCCGTCGTCGTGCCCGACGACGAGGTGGCGAAGCTCAGGGATGCCAGGGCCGAGAAGCAGCGCATCGCCGAGAATGCCGAGATGGCCGCCAAGATGGCGCCGGCGGCGAAATCCGGGGCGGATGCGGCGGCGGTGCTTGCCGGCGCGAGCGACAATCCGAACGGGGCGGCGCTGCTTCAGCAACTGGGGCTTAGCTGATGAGCGACCCCAGCGAATATTTGTCGCCGCAGGATCAGTATGCGCGAGAGGCACTGGCAGCGGCCTTTCGCGAGGTCTTCGCGCTTCCGTCAGGCAAACGCGTGCTGTTCTGGATGCTGGAGCAATGCGCGATCTATCGCGAGGCCTTTGCCGGCGAGGCGGTGAGCGCGACGCATTACACGCTCGGCCTCCAGGGGGCGGGGCGCAAGCTGATCGCCCAGCTCGACGAGGTCGACCAGCGCTTCTACCCCAAGCTGCTGCTTGAGATCGCAACCATCAAGGCTATGGACCTGGAGGCATCGGCCTCCGCTGGCAATAAGAGGAGTGAAGACGATGACGTGGACGTTTGAGCGTATGGCCCGCAGCGCCGAAGGCATCGGCAGCGGCGGGGGTGAGCCGGAGAATATTCTGTTTCCGGACGACGTTCCGCCTGAACCTGGCCACTCGCCGGCGGACGGTGGCGGGAAGGATTATGTGCCGGACCCGGCCAAATCCGAGGAGGAAAATGCACGGCTGAAGGCTGAGCATGACGGGACCGGCGCTGAATCCGAAGCCGACAGGGTGCCGGAGGATGGGAAGTACACGCTTACCATGCCGGATGGCATCGCGGTGGACGAGGAGCTGCTGTCGGCGCTCGGGCCTGATTTCCGTGAGCTGGGGCTGACCAATGGCGAGGCGCAGAAGCTCGCCGACCGGTTCATCGCCATCCAGCAGGAGCGGGCGCAGGCGCGGGGACAGAGCTGGGGCGAGACGGTTTCGAAATGGGCTGACGATGCCAAGGCCGATCCCGATATCGGCGGAAGGCGCTGGGACGCGACCGTGCGCGACAGCCGGCGCTTCGTCAACAACATGGGAACGCCTGCCTTGCGCGAATATCTGGAGGCGAGTGGTGGCGGCAACCATCCGGAGCTTATTCGTATCTTCGCGAAGGCCGGGGCGCTCATCAGAGAGGACGATCCGGCCACCGGCGGCGCCGGAGGCACGGGCAAACCCGTCGATCCAGCGCATGTTCTGTTTCCGAACGATGCACCGAAAGGCTAATGACACATGGCAACAATCGGCAATAGCTTCCCTCAGCTGATCGACATGCACAAGGGCTCAACCGAGGGCTCCGTTGTCGAACTGCTGTCCCAGCAGAACCCCATCCTCGACGACGCGATCGCGACCGAATGCAACATGGGCGCTTCACACCGCCACATGATCCGCACCGGCCTGCCAAGCGTCGCCTGGGGCCGCCTCTACCAGGGCGTTCCGCAATCCAAGGCAACCATGCAGCAGGTCGACGACACCACCGGCTTCGTCGAGGCCATGTCCGGCGTCGACGTGCGCCTCCTGAAACTCGCGCCCGACCCGGCGAAGGAGCGGCTGACCTCGGCTGCGCCCTTCATGGAGGCGATGAACCAGGAGGTGGCGACCGGCATCTTCTACCACAATACCGAGACGACGCCGGAGAAGTTCAAGGGACTTTCCGCCCGCTACAGCAGCTATTCCGACACGCGCGGCGGCATCGCCAACCAGGTGGTGAACGGCGGCGGCACAGGCAGCGACAATACCTCGATCTGGTTCGTCACCTGGGGCGATCATGCCAGCTCGCTGATCTACCCCAAGGGCACCAAGGCCGGTGTGAGCCACGAGGACAAGGGCGAGCAGCGCGTGCTTGACGAAAGCGGCCAGCCCTATTTCCGCAAGGAAGACTACTGATGCTGGCATGTCGGCATGTTCGTGAAGGACTGGCGCTACAATTCCCGCGTCGCCAACATCGACGTGTCGAATATGCTCGCTGGCTCCGTCGACCTCTGGGCGCTGATGCGCAAGGCCTATTACCGCCTGCAGTCTCGCCGCCGCGACGGCGTGGCCAGTCGCATCGCGATCTACATGAACCGCGACGTGCTCGAAATCCTCGATGTGCAGTCGAGCGACCGAAGCCTGCTGGCGGCCAACCCGAACTATACCGGGCTGACGCACATGACGGTCGAGGGCAAGGAGGTGCGGGCCTATCGCGGCATTCCGATCCGCGAGACCGACGCCATCCTCAACACCGAGGCGGCAGTTCCCGCTGCACCCTGACCGCGGCCTGATTGGCTGAAGCCCGTCGCCACTGGCGGCGGGCAAATCTCCCAAGACATCACCAGACCCGAGAGGCATCTCAGATGATTTTCGACAAGCAGAGCCTGCTTTCCGACGCGCAGGCAATCACCGCGGATGCGGCGAGCACCAATGTGATCAACCTCGGCCCGATCGCCACCGGCACGGTGCGCAACATCGGCAAGGGCAAGAAGATCCCGCTTTCGATCCAGGTGGTCGAGGCGTTCAACAACCTGACTTCGCTCGAGATCAAGGTGCAGGTCGACGACAACGAGACCTTCACTTCGCCGAAGCAGATCGGCACGACAGGCTTGCTTGTTCTTGCCGACCTTGCGCTCGGCAAGAAGATCAACATCGACAGCGTGCCGCGCGATGCCGACGAGCGCTTCTTCCGCCTCTTCTACGACGTGACGGGAACGGCGCCGACGACAGGCAAGATCACCGCCGGCGTGGTCGCGGCGACGGAGTAGCCGCCATGGTGACGGTGATCGCAAACGAAAGGGGCTATTTCGACGGCGAGCTGCGCGACATCGGCGCTTCCTTCGTCGTGCCGGATGCGCTCTGGAACGACGAGGAGAGGCGGCCGAGATGGGCAAGCCTTTCCCGAGAGGGGGGCGGCGCTGCCAGGATCGTCAGGCCGAAAACCGGCGAGACGGATGGTGCTGCCGAGATTCCCGATGACTGGCAGAACCTGACGGCGGCCGAACGCAAGGCGCTGGCAAGAGCGATCTCCGGGGAGCCGGCTCCGAATGCTCGGGATGCGGACGGCGTGATCGCCGCCGAGATCGAGCGTCGCGCGGCGGAGGCCGGCTCGGGCGACAACGTGTCGACGCGCATGCCGGGGAATGGACTGCAGGAGGCGCTCGGCTTGCAGCCGCCCGATTGGGTTGCGCCGTCCGCCTCGTAGCCGGTTAAAAACTGACGGGGAGGGCGCGTCGCCCTCCCTTCCGCACTCCAGACGAGAAGCATCCTTATGGCTGAGATTTTCAATGAGCAGCGTGTGATCGGCGTGCATATCGTTCCCGACGGGACGGTGCTGCACAATGGGCAGCGCGTGGTGGGCATCCGTGAAGCCGATAGCGGTGTGCTGTTTACCGGCGGCCGGCGCGTGCTTGGCGTCAGCGTGCTTTCGGGCAGCGAAGTGATCTATAACGAGCAGGTCGTCATCGGCGCGGTGATCATCCGGGACGGCCGCACGTTCTATAACGGAATGCCTGTTGTGCCGGTCAGCGGCAGCGGCGCCGCGCCCGTCGATCCCGATCGCTACATGTTCTTTGCGACGCGCAACCGCATGCCCTCAGGGGCGCTGGTCACGGCGGCTGCGGGCACCAACTATGTCTGCTCGAAGATCGTCGTCTCGTCGCCCTCCTACCGGACCAATACCTTCCGCTTCCATTTCTCCGGCTTTGCCTCGACCGAGGGCGGCAACAGCCCGCAGGAAACGGTCTATGCCGGCAATGCGACCGTCATCGACGGGCTTTTGATCCGGATTGGCGGCGTGTTTCATGCCTGCAGTTTTGCCGGGACGGCCGGCGTGACCATCCCCGATCAATCGCAGGGCGTCTGGAGCGATCCGCTGACGCTTGCCGATGCCGTGGCCGCCGAGACTGACATCGAGATCTGGCTGTTCTACCATACCGATGCCGGGCAGATGCAGTTGCCGGTCTACCGCATCCAGAAGCATCGCGGCGAACGCATATGGGGTGCTGCCGATTACGCATCGCTACTTGCCTTCAAGGACACGCCCGACGCCGACAGCACGCCGGCGCTCGACACGAATTACGCCGGCCAGACGCAGCCGCAATATTACGGCCCCGATTTCATGGTGGCAAAGGGCGACTGGGATGGCCGGCCGGTCGCGCTCGTCGCCTGCGACAGCATCGGCGAAGCCAGGCAGGAATTTTCCGCGGCCGCAGACCAGAGGGGCAATCTCGGCTGGTTGAGGAAGTGGCTCGACTCCGGCTGGCGGATTCCGCACGTGATGATCGGTATGCCGGGCGCGGCGGCTTTCCGCGAGCTCACGGGGTCCGGTGCCACCATCGCCACGCGGCGCTGGGCGATCGTCGACGAGATCATCACCTTCAACGGCGGCAAGCGGCCGTTCACCGTCATCCTCAACCAGATGGGGCAGAACGATACGACGACGCCCTATTCCACCTTCTTCACGACGCGCTATCTCGGCTTCGTCAACCGGCTGCGCTCTCGCTACAGCGGCGTGAAGATCGTGGCGCTGCCGCCGCTCGGGCGGACCAACGCGACGATTTCGATCACGCTGACCTCCACTGGTGCGCTGGCGACGGCGACCTGCGCCTCGACCGCGCATCTGGTCTCGGGCCAGAGCCTGATCATCGCGGGCGCCACGCCCTCGGCCTATAACGGCACCTACGCGATATCGGTCACAGGTCCGACGAGCTTCACCTACACATTTGCCGGCGGCACGTCGCCGGCGACAGGCACGATCACCGCCGCCGACGATTTCCGGACCGAGGCAAGCCAGACATATGCCGCGCAGAACAGCTATCCCGCCGATGGGACAGATGCCTCGAACAAATGGCGCCTGCGCAACGACATCCTGGCGAAGACGTCGGCCTGCTGCGACGACAGCATCGATACGCTCGCGGCCTGGCAGGGACCTGCCGGCATAGGCAAATGGCCGGGGCAGGTCGACCTGCCCTCCAGCGTGCTGACTGTTCAGGCCGGCACGGACGGCGTTGCCACCTATACCTCAATCCAGGTGGCCGACGGTTCGATCTTTTCCCCTGAACAGCCGCTTCGCATCTACAGCGCCGACGGCCTGACGCTGCTGCGCTCCCCGGCGATTTCAGCCGTGAACGGCAACGTCCTGACGCTCGCTGCCGCAGCGACGGTGCTGCCGGCGGGCAGCCTCGTGAGGCAGGCGGTGTCGCCGGATGGCGTACATCCTCTTCCCTCCATGGTGAAGCGGATCAGGCTGGGTGTGGCGCAGGGAGAAAAGGAGAAATTGAAGGTGGCGTGA